TATTAAGCGGATTGTCAGCAAAACAGCTCTGTGATTTTTATAAGGCTGATAAATCAAAAAAATTCATGGTGGCTGTTTCCAAACTGGAATAATCATAATTGTTTTTAGGTACAGCATCTAAATCATTTCTGGAGTTACCAGTATTTTCAAGATCAGATAATTCATCATCAGTTAACCCTTTGTCGGACTGATTTTCAGAATACATATTATCGAGATCATCCAATCTTGAACCAGAAGAACCCTCAGAATTAGCAAGATTATTATAAAAATGTGTCCATTTTGAATATTCAATGGAACCATTTTCATCGTAGCGATAATACCGAACATATACCTCATATCCGTTATAAAGAGAATAAGGTTGCTTCAACAGCATTTTTAAAGTATCCACTGCATCAGAATAACCAGTTATCTTGTTAACAAGAGCATAAGACCCTCCTATATAATTTCTATCATCAACAGGATATGAAGTAATTAAATTCTCCCAAGAAGATTTTCCCAAAATATCAAACTGAAACTTTCCGACAGAATTTTTACCATCAGCAACAGTTACCCACGTAGAAAGGTCATTTTTTAAAAGAGTAGAGTACTTATATTTCCATACCAACTTATCACGATAAATATCAAAATCATTTGTAGTATACCAGCGACCTTTCATCTCGAAAAAATAATCTTCACGCGCATTATTAAATTCAAAATATGAATAATCAGATTCGGTAGGATTTCCATTCGCTGCCTCATGTAAAACAATGACAGGACGTTCCATATCGGCAGAAAGGGAACCTTTTACATAAGGTGCAACAATTTTATCAATAGAACCATCAGCATTAAAGTAAACATAAGAAGATTCACCATGGTAA